CCTTCGATTTCATCATATGAACAACTTCACGGTGAAATTTGAAGGACAGGGAGGCACCGTAGGAGGCAATAACGTGCTGCGTCTTCTGATCGCGACCGAGCAACCATGCTAGGAACATGGTCGCAAGCATTGACTTTCCAGAACGAGGCGGACAGGAAACAATCAACCGCTTGTAGCGCCTGGTGGCAAGGTCTTCGAACGCCGAGCCAATCAGTTCATGAAACGGGGCAACTTGCAGGTCGCCATGCTTCATAATATCACAGAAAGCAAGAAAGCAATCGCGGGCTGCTTTATACTTAAAGTCTTGGATGACCATGCGAGGAGCTTCGAGTAGCGTAAGTTCTCGAATTCCCCTCTGGTATTTCCTCCAAGAGCTGTGTTCTTCTAGCTGACTTGCCTTTGTGATGACTGGACGCATTTCAATCTCCTGTTAGTTTTTTCAGCAGTTCGCCAACTTTGCCGTCGTACGCAACCGCAAGCTCCTGCTCACTCTTTGTTTCTACTTGGGTGAGAGCAACGATATCGGAAGTAATTTCTCTGTGCGCTTTGATCGCGCTATTGAAAATGGAAACGAGGTCTCGAGTGGAGCACTCTTCCATCTGGTTGGCAAGCTGGTCAAGAGCATCTTTGGCAACAAGCAAGGTGTCTTGCGCCAGGATCTCTTTCTGCTTGATAATGTCTTCGCGTGATTTAGCCATTAGTGGAACCTCTTTCTACATTTAGCACAGCCGCCACGGGGCGGAGGGGGATTACCCCTGTAACTCATAATCTTTTGCAAGATTTTCTTTGCCTCTTCCATTTTTCCTTGTTGTACCGCAAGGTGGTAGTTATGCCAGAGTTCTTGTGAAGATTCCATTAGCACGGAGCGATGGGACCAGGGTTGCCCTCACAGGGAACACAACCCAATTTCCACAGTGAATTGATGGAAGCGTATTGGAACGTGTCTTCGAGAATCCACCCTCTTCCTTGCGGAGACTGGGAAACGAAGTAGAATCTACCCTTGGGAGTCTGAATGAAAGTTTCTGGTGCGATTCCGATCAGAGCACCGCCTTCAAGGTACAGTTGTTTTGCCTCGGGGTTGAGCGGATCGATATTCAGGAACGTGTAAGCCCCTGTCACAACGGCAAACTCTCCGATGTTCATTCCTGTGAACCACTCAGCGTACTTGGAAGCTCGGTTTGAAATCGGGTCCGCTTTACCTGCAACATCGTTCCACAGCTCGATAGCGTAACGAGCCAGGAATTTACCTGTCGGGGAGTAGAACACCTCTTCAATCGGCTCAGAGGTTTCAGCGTCCCACACTGTGACAACTAATCTACCATCCTCAGTATAATTGTTGTTACTCAGTAAGTAAATCGGTTGATTGAGCGGGTCAGGCAGGAACACCGTGTCTGGGTCGCAAATGAATACCCAGTCCCCAGATTGTGTTGCAGGGTTGCTCCAACGAACGCCATACGGCGCAGCGTAATCTTCCAGCGGAAGTTTATCCCCAGTGTACCACGGAACGTAGATTTCACCGCTAGCGGAATCAACAACGCCTGCCAAGGGTAGCCTGGTCTCAACATTCGGACCAGGGAAAATCTGACGGCAATCGCCCCTTTGAACGCACGGATCAAGGGCAATGTAGGGGAGAGTTTCTTCCGCAGTCAGAACGTAGGTCTGGGTGTAAGTGTATTGGGACTCAGGGCTGATGCCGGTGAAAAGTTCGTTCTGGCAAGTGAACGGCTCGATTACGGCGATTGAAGCCCCGGAAGGCACACTTCCGTTAACGGTGTTGAATGCACCGGCAAGAAGCTGAGTTGCAAAATCGTGACCGGAAGATGTGAGATAGTTCTGACACGAGAAGTTCAGCTCGAAGCTCATGCTTCTCTCGAAAACCATCGGAATTCGGTTCTTGATCGTGTTGGAAGAGCCAGTGTAGCGAACAACGATGTTGTTTGTTTGTTGCACGATGCCTTCGTTGTCAATCGCATCAGCTAAGCGCAAAACGTTGACGCTGATGGGGATCAAGGGGGAAGCAATTAAAGCGTCAACAATAAATTGCTCGATGCGGGAAATAGTGTTAAGTTCCATTGTTTACGGGAAGTTCGTGTTTGAGCCGTCAATATACCACCCACCTGCATCGTTCGGTTGAACCGTTTGTAGAGTTCCCCCAAGTTCAAGGTAATTGGCAGAAGTGATCCAGTTCGGAAAATCGTTGTTCTGGCCGATTGCACCCCAACCAACACGGTAATCGGGTGCCTGATCGCCAGCAGTATCTGTTGTCCACCCTGAGAAACCTTTTCCAGACACGGCATTGTACCGCTGCGGGACACGCCAAGACCGCATAATTCCCTGCGGCGTATCAATCGCAGAGTCGCCATTGCCAGCCCGAATCGCAGTCATCTGCATTTCGGCTTGCATTTGCTTCAACGCAGCGTCATAATCCTTGTAAACGTCCTCTCTACGGCGGACGGTATCAAGGTAATAACGAGCAATGATTAAAGCGGTGCGACGACGGTTGCTGGTAATTAGCACCATTCCCGCCTTGCCAGACTGCTCAATGTAAGAGTCAATCAAAGCGTTGGCATCCTGAATTGCCATCTGCAGTTTTGCCACATTCACTGAAGTGGCTGCTGCGTCATCAATGTTTGTTAGCTGGATCGCTTCTTTCAAACCGTATGCGACGATGAAGTCGTCGGGCGATGCGCTTCTCGGGTCTGACTTGTTAGGCGTTAAGACACCGGAACGGTTCTGGTAAGGGAAACCGTATCCACCAATTGTTTGACCCAGGTTGGCTTGAACTCTTGTGCCATCTGTCTTTTCGTCAGGGGCCAGAGTGTTTCTGGCTGCCACACGGTAGAAAGCACGAGCGGCGTTCCTCTTCTTAACGACATCGTTCGCTGTTGGTGGAATCGGCCCTCTGAGGCACAAGTTTAAGTCAAGCGGCGGCTCGTACGAAACAAACGCTTGGTCCCAAGGAGTTAGAGTGCTGTCTAACCCAAGGGAAACCATTGTGTCCGACGAATATACCAGCGTTTCTACACCGTATTGCCCGTAATTGACGGTGAAGGATGTAATCGGCACCGGAACGTTTGTGTCCAACGGACTGTCGAAATACAGAACGACTGTCGTCGGCGTTGAAACGAGAATTTCCTTGATCTTGGGTGCAGCCATCAGCTTTCTCAGGAATAAAGGTTTGTGTAAGGGTCGTTAGAATACGGTCGGAAGTATTCGCTCACCCAGAAAGAGTAGGCGTCTTTTGGAACCTGAATCACGTACCCTTGTTCAGACCGATATTTACAGTTTTGAAGGTAGTTTGCGGCAAGACGTAGTGGCCACTCGTCCCTCCAATTTGTTTCCCAAGAATCAATCGTAATTAGATATCCCTCAAGAGTGTAGTCGATTCTGGCAACGATTGACCCACCCTTTTGATCTTCGTCGGAGTAAGGAGGATTACTGTAATCAAATGTTTCTGAGACACGCTCGAAAGGTTCGCCATCCCATTTCACTACCAGATAACGAAGCTCTTCCGGCGAATCCTCGTAATACAGAAAATCTTGAAAAAGCCACGTGGGCGATGAAATACCGGGACGACGAATTGCCATAGTTATGAGGGAGGTTCGTGCCAGGTGGCTTGACCACCGTAAGGGTTGGACCGAGGTGAGGTACCGTAAGCGGATTTCTTCGGCATTTCTTTCGCAGAGGTAGGAAAGACAAAATCCCACACGGTAAGTTCTTTGACCGGCTTTTCACTATCCCCGTCAGAATCAGGGGGCTGAGATCCATCGTCTTCTCCTGCGTGACCGTGCTGAAGGTCAACGTGGCGAACCCAAATGTACTTGCCATTTCGTTTAAGACAAATACAGAGCCAATCAGAGCTCATGGGGCCATCTTCTTCAATTACGATGCACCCGTGATTCTCTTTCACAGCCGGAGGCAGACTACCGGAAGGGTAGACAGGAAGCCGAGTCATTGGACTGTTGTTCGGCATTTTGAGTTTCTTTGCCGCCTTTTCAGCCAATAACTGAGGATCAAATAAAACGTCTTGAAGAATAGCGTACTGGTACTCTCCACTAGACGGAACGATGTTGACCCTCTTTCCAATCAAACCTTTTGGTTGTTTCCCTTTGAAT